TCTGGTTATGCATCAACATCTGTTATTACAGTTTCTGGAACTAATATCGGTGGAGTAACACCTGGTGATGATATTACATTCTCACCGAGTGTTCTTGGTGGTAATACTTTACCAAATTCTGTTTTCTTATTGAAAGAAAGTGATTCGGAATTTAAATTATCGGGATTATCCACTTCACTCCCATTTGATATCACTTCTGTTGGTGTTGGAACTGCAACTTTTGAACTTAAAAATCCAAATCCAAGCACTAGTATTGCAATTGATGGTATTGTTCAAAATCAACTTAGAAGAAAGAACCTTCAAATTACTCTTGGATCCGCAGTTGGACTAACTACAGACCTTATTCAAGTTTCTGCAGGTATTAATTCGATTGTAACTGGCGATATTATCAATGCAAATAATGAGTATATTCTAATTAAGTCTGTTGGTGTTGCGGGAACTGATGTTCTTGAAGTTCAAAGAGAATACTTAGGTACAGTTGGTGCTGCATATACAGTCGGTGTTGCAGCTACTATTGTCACTGGAGATTACAACATTGTTGGTGATACTATCTTCTTTACAACTCCACCTTATGGTAAGATCGGTCCAGTTGGTCTAGAAACAGGATCTACTTTTAATGGTAGAGCATTTAGTAGAAGATTTGATCCAGATAAGACCGAAGATCAAAATGTAGTATTTGATGATATTTCTCTCGCATTTACTGGTATTGCCGCAACTGAATTTACCTTAAAAGTCAATGATGCAACTACAACAGCAGCATTTAATGATGTAAACAAAGGAACTGATATCAATAATAATCCTTTCGTCTTTATCAATAATGTATTCCAACGTCCTAGAAAAGACTTCACTGTTGATGGATCTACAGAAAACGTTCTGAGATTCCTTTCTGGAACTCCAAATGCTGGTAGAATTTCTAAAGTTGCAATCACTACTGGATTTGGATATATTTCCCCCGTTGGAGCTGCTGGTAGTATCCAGGTTGATGCAAATGGTGGAATTAGTACAATCACTGTAGAGGGTGCTGGTAGAGGATATCAATTCCCACCCAAAGTGAGTATTGCATCTTCTCTTGGTTATGGAGCAACAATCACTGCAAACTTGGGTGCTGGTGGTACAATCACACACTTTACCTTGACGGGTATTGGTACGGATTATACAAATAATTCTAACGTAATTATTACTCCTCCTACTGGATATTCAAATATGGATCTTCACTATGCTGGTGTAAGCACTGGTATTGGTATTGAGGCAACTGCCATGGTAAAAATTGGCGTTGGATCTAGTATAACAGACTTTGAAATTGATGACCACGGAAGAGCCTATAGAGTTGGTGATGTTCTAAAAGTTCCAGGACTAATTCAAGATCCAGCTCTCTCTGGATCTTTTGAAGAGTTCCAAATTACAGTTGAAGAAGTTCAAACTGATAAGTTTGCTGGATTCTATCCTGGACAGTTTATTCTCTTCGATGATTTCTCATCACAGTTTAATGGATTTAGAAAGAAATTCACTCTGACTGTCACTGAAAATGGAGTTACTGATATTTTAAGTCTCAGAAAATTAGAAGGTTCCGACTTGGTTCTTGAAAATAACTTGTTTATTTACGTTAATGATATTCTACAAGCTCCAAGAAAGTCTTATAAGTTCCGTGGTTCTAGAGTTATCTTCACTGAAGCTCCAAAACCAAATTCAACATGCACTGTGATGTTCTATAGAGGATCCAGTCTTGATGTTGAAACTGTTAATCCTCCAGCTTCTTTGAAGGAAGGAGATGGTGTAATTATTGCAGAAAATAGGGAAGATCCTTTAGATAGAGATCAGTTTGAAAGAGTAATTAAGAAGATTCAAGCTTCCGATGAGTTTGATACCTTTACTTACGCTAGTGTAGGTATCGACACTAATCCAGATAACGTTAGACCACTAACTTGGAGAAAACAGGAGTTTGATAGAATTATTAATGGTTCTATCATTTCTAAATCAAGACCTGGACTTTCTGGAAAAATTATTCCAAATGCCAGAGTCATCAATGATATTAACACTGGTGATTCTGAGATATATGTTGATAATGCATTCCCAATCTTTAGTGAACTAGATACCATTGATGAAGATGACAGAAACATTTTCATAGTTGAAGATAGAACTACCGAAGTTGCTATTGCAACTGCTGTTGTTTCTACCGCATCCACCATTTCTGAAATTGTACTCTCGAACGGTGGAGTTGGATATGCATATACAAATAATCCTGTTATCAATATCTCTTCTACTGCAATTGGAGCAAAAGATCCAATTAATGATTGGAAAACAACATCTGGGTTAACTACAGATGGTTATACATTCAAAGATGTTAAGAAAGGTTCTGTTGCAATTGCAGTTGGAACTAGTTCTAGGTATGCATTTAGTGCTGGATCTGATGTTTGGTTTGATAATACACTTGGATTTGGTAATACAATTACATTCAATGCAGTTGGATTTGCTGGAACAAATATCTATATGACTGTTGGTGAATATGGTTATGTGACCAGAGGTATTGGTTATGGTCAATCTATTGATTCTACTTGGACTCCAATGAATCTGAGAGAGGATAGATTTGAACCTGCAACTGGTCAAGTAAATACTGAACAGAGTACCTATGGAGAAAATGGTCAACAATTCAATGATGTAGTTTATTCTCCATATCTAGATGTTTGGTCGATGGTAGGAACTGCAGGATCCATCTTTGTTGGCCCTGGAATTGGAACCACTGTATTCACAAGTGTTACATCCAATAGTATTCAGAGTATTAATAGTGTCGCTGCAAGTCCTGAAGGACTAATAGCCGTTGGTAATAATAATACTATACGTGTTTCGGCAAATGGCCAAGGTTGGACTTCTATTAGTATTGCGGGTGTTGGTGGACAAAACCTGAATAAGGTAATTTATCGTAATGGCACCTATGCTATCTGTGGATCTAATGGAACTATCATTGGAGGAGATTCGTTATCTAATCTGACTAAAAAATCTACCAATGTATCGGTTAATTTTGTCACCATTGACTTTGAAGACATTTTTGTTGCCATTGACGATGGAGGTAATGTCTACTATTCATATGATTTGGAAGTATGGATCCTTAGAGAAATATCTGAACTTGGTTCAAACACACCAAACTCTCTAATGTTTGTAAATGAGTATGGAAAGGATGGTAGATATGTAGTTGTTGGTTCTGGTTCTACAATTATTGTTGCGGATCAAGTATTCAATAGAGCTACTGCAACCACATCACAAACTGCAGGTATTGTTACATCAATTACCATTACAAATGGTGGTTTTGGATATTCTCAAGAAAATCCACCAGCAGTGTTGATAGAAAGTCCTTCTATTAAGAAAGAAAGGGTTGATTCTATAAAGGCAGTTGGTGATTTTGGTGCAATTATTGGTGTTACAACATTCCCTGCCGGCACGCCTGGAATTGGAACTACATCACCTAAGATTGAGTTTATTCTTAAGTCTGAGACTTATGATAATACCGCTCTTGGAATTGGTTATTCTTCACTCAACACATTCGGCGTTTCGTATAGTCAACTATCTAAAGGTGATTACTTTGTAATTCAAAATAGTAATGTTGCAATTGGACGTACATTAGTTGGAATTACCACGTTGGATGGATTGAATGGAATGGCTAATTACCCAGATTCTGTAGTTGGTATTATGCGTACCGAACAAAAGTTTATTGATGGTGTTTACAGAGTAGAACAAGTAACAACTGCTCAGGCGGGTATCGTTACTGTGACTTGCAACTTCCAGTCTAATGATGCTTCGGTTGCTGGTGAATCTATTCAAGTTTATCAAAGAGGTGCTGATGTAAGTGGCGTCAACACCAATGGATTCTATGGAAATTATTCCTGGGGTAAAATCTATGACTTTAGAAATAGAGTACTAGGATCACCCAAGTCATTTACCGTTGATCGAGACCAAGGAATTGTTGGATTGGAAACTGCTCCAGTCATTTACAGAACTAGGTCAATTTAAATCAATAAATACTAAGAAGGAAAACCCCTGTTTGTTCTAAAATGCCTGCAATTATATCGGATCAATTTAGAATTCTCAACGCCGAGAACTTCGTAAAGAACATTACTGGCGTTGCGAATACTACTGATAAGTATTATACGTTCATTGGTATGCCCAATGCCTTGGAACCGCAGGCAGGTGGCACATCAGATTGGACAACTAATACACCATCTCCATTAGATGGTTTTAAAGAAGAAAACGAAATCAAGCAATCAATTATTGCAATGAAACAAATTACGTCACAAGACGTAAGGAGACTTGTAAGAAAGGTTGAATGGGTTTCGGGTACAACGTATGAAATGTATAGACATGACTATAGTGTCTATAACAGAACTCCAGTAAATGAAGCAACTTCATTATATCAATCAAATTATTACGTTATTAACGATGATTTGAGAGTCTATATTTGTTTGCAGAATGGTACTGATCCAGAAAACCCTTCAGGAAAACCATCATATGATAAACCCGATTTTATTGATTTAGAACCCAGATCTGCAGGAACCTCGGGTGATGGATATATTTGGAAATATCTCTTTACAATTAAACCATCTGAAATTGTAAAATTTGATTCTATTGAGTACATTCCTGTTCCCGAAAACTGGGGAACTACGGGTGAAAGTACTTCGACTAGAAATAATGCGGTTGATGGAAAAGTAGAAACAATTCTTATTGAGAATAGGGGTTCTAATTATCAGCCTATTTCTACTTCATTCTCAAACGTACCAATTTTGGGTGATGGTACTGGAGGTAAAGCTACGATTACTATCGATTCTTTTGGTAAAGTATCTGAAGTATTTGTAACTGATGGGGGTAAAGATTATACACAAGGAACTATTCAATTTTATCCTGGAGCC